CCACGGTTCCTAGCGATGTTGTCGAACTGGAATATTAGCGGGGTTCCGACGTAGGACATCCGCACGATACTGCGCTCTAGCAGGACTAGCCCGAACTCGCCACCCGTAACCCCTTGCACGAACCCGCCGTCAGGCACGTCTTGGAAGTCTGCCTGTGTTGTGGCAGAGGTAGTCCAAGTCTTCTCGTTGTTAATACCCGACCATTGGATTCGGCTTTTGTTGGCACTCTGGTAGCCAGACACCACGAAGTCCCGCACCACGGTCACAAACTTGGCCTTGGGTGCGTCAGCGGCTATGTTTGCAAAGGTAGTCCCAGACATAACGTCTATGTACTGCATGGTGTTGGACTCGTTGGCCGCAATCAGGGAGTTCCCGAACTGCGTGAACTTCCACCCAGACGTGCCGCTATAAGTCACGGCAGAAATGTCGTCCCAAGAAAAGTCTGAGGTGTCCAACTTAAACAGCCTTGTCGTGCCAGCGGCGTAGATACTTGTAATACTGTTCGTGTCCTTGGCGGCAGCCGCAGCCGTCAGGTTTTGCGGTGCGGCATCAGAATAGTCCACCTCTTGCGGAAACGCCCCGTAGCCTACCGCCTTGGGAAAGCAGTTTCTAGCCGTGGTCAGCGCACCGATAACCCCTGGCTGGTCAGGTAGCCACTCTCCAAAGGTAACTCTTGTTATTGCCATGTGTTACTTCCTGGTGAAATTGTTGTCCAGTTATCACTTTGCGCCGTAATGGGTGTCCATGTATTTGGTTGGTCTGTAACAAGAGACCATTCCTCGCCAAACTTGTAAGCACTAGCAACGACCAACCCGCTTGCCTGTAAAGCCGCAACCACAGGTTTTATTTTTATTGCGTCCGCTACAACTATTCCTAGTGAGGCAAGTATTGCAATTACAATAGCCTCAAGTTCTGCGTTTGCGCTTACTGTTCCCGTTGCGTTTATTGCCGCTACGCCACTTGCAATTTTAGATGCTGCGCTACTTACATTGCCGGTGGAGGAAACTGCTCCAGAGGCTGTGCGAACCCTTGTTCCGTCTGTTACAACCGTAGCTGCGGCAGAAACCGCACCGCTTGTTGAAAACGTAGCATTTGCAAGGCTTACAACCGCGCCCGCGCCGTTTACGCTACCAGAACCATCTAGTATGCAGGTGTCGGCAGAAGCCCAAATTGGGTCGTCTAAGCTAAACGCTAATGCGTCTATTGATGTAGAAAATAGGTCTAACTGTTCTAGTGTCCACGGCCCGCATTGGTCTGCCATTTAGTCCAACGTAACCGTCAGATTGCCAGAAGTAATCTTGAGAATGTCGCCAACGTCAATAGTCTTGGCAGTTGTCAATGCTGTGTGCATGAGCAGGTTTCCGCTAGTAACCGCGTCTAGAATCCCGATAAAGCCTACAGAACCCCACAAAACCGTACATTGCGGGAAGGTAACGTCCGCGCTAGAGGTGACGATTCCACCCGAAGCCGTGGTCACGGATAGGGTCTGGCGGGCATAGGAGCCACCAGTTACTTCCGTACCAGAATTGGTGTCCGTAGGATTGGTCGTATAAAGACCAACGTACACCGTCGTGGGTGAAGTGTAAGATGTGTTGCGGAGAACGTGGTCTAGGACTTTGTTCTCTAAATAATCGCTAAATTCTGCCATTTGATTACCTCGTTGTAACGGTCATAACTAAGGGAACACCAGAAAACTCACTCTCCTCGTCGGAGGTGTTGATTCGTGCAATTGCTTGGTTGTACAAATTCGCCCATGTAAGTGTGCGCTGGTCATTCATAAGGTACGGCTCTGCCTCTACTAATGAGGCGTAGAGCAGCGCGTCTGGGTAGTTAGCCAAGAACTCGTTGCTAGTATTGCCTGACGATAGTTCTGTTGGCTTGAAGTAGTAAAGCATCTGCAAGACGTAGGCACTATCAGGCTTTGGCGCAAACTCTAGCTCGTTGCCCCGCATGGTGTAGAACACCGGCAGTCCAACTTGGTCTGCGCGGGAGTTGCTAGAAAACGCACTTGGAGAGAGGTAGGTGACTACCGTTCTCGGAAGTCCTTGAATAAACACGTCACGGATGGAGAGAAAGTCGCTTGGCAGTCCTACCGTCGGGTCGTTCACGGTCATGGTAGCCGTGGCCGTTTTCAGCATCCTGCGGGTACGAATGTCGCGTGCTAGGCGCAACTCCGCTAGGCTGATAAAGTCGGGAATCTGGCTGGTAAGGTCACTCCGTCCGAGGTAGTTCGCTACCGATGTCTGGAGGTCGCTGAAAGTCGCTAGGGCCATTGTAGTCGTTCCATGAATAAGTGTAAGACCCAACGTGCCCAATTGCGTTGGACAGGTGGTGGTCTAAATAAGTATCGAATCCTGCGTCTTTTGCCTTGATGCAGAAGTACACATCCTCGCCTAGCAACTTGTCGCCAGGTATCTTCTCGAACCAGAACCACGGTCTAGGAGTGTTCTCAAACACCTCCCGCTTGACCATCATCACCCCGCAACCAATCGCGGTCACGCACTCTAGGTGTGTCTTGTCTTTAGAGACGATTGGAATCCAATGATTCTCTTTCTTCTCAAAGTCAATCTCTAGGTTCTTTGCCGTAGGTCTGACCGGCGAGGTTCTCGTTGTAGCGTTCACCCCAACGATGGGCTTGTCGTGCGCCAGCAAGACTTCTATCGTGTTCTTGGGGAACCTCATGTCTGCGTCTATCCACAGAATGTAGTCAGCGCCCTCTTTTATCGCCTCGGCTGCCAGCTTCTCGCGCTGGTCAAATATCAGGGTTCCGGCAACCGTGTAAACCGCCTGGTGTCCAGTACGGTTTCTTGCGTCGTAGGCACATAACACCGCCAAGTCAAACGCCGTTCCTATCTCCATCTCTCCACGAGAAGGAATACAAATGGCGACTTTCTTATCTTCCCACGGTGCTTTCTGCTGCTTTTGCTTAATCTTGTCGTGAACCTTGCCCACTAAACTCTCCCCGGTCTTGTCCGTAAAAAACGGTTTGCCGGGTCATTTAGAAAAGCCTTCATGCGTTTCTGGTCTACCACAGCGAACCCCCTCATAATCCCCTGTACATTCAGGTCTGCAATGACCGAATTGGGAATCTCCGCTACACGCGCACCATCACCCCACCGGGCGCGTTCGTCTATCTGGTTATAAGAAGCCTTGTTAGCCTCTAGGATTGGTGCGACGTTTTGTTCGTCCCTGATGACAAGCCCGCCATCTCCGTCCGAAAACCACGTCCGCTTTCCCTCTATCGTTACTTCTTCGCCCAACTTTTGCATATTTACCCCACAAAACCGACGGTGGGAATTACCCACCGCCGATTCTATCACAAGTTACGCTGCTTTGATGTCAAAGATACCGCCGTGTGCTTTCTCGTTACGAACTTCGAGGGTCAGTTCGGCAAGAATCTGAGTCTTGTCAGAGTCGCCGGTACGGGCCAGGTCGTTCGTCTGGAAAGGACGGAGGTAAGCAAGGGCTGCGTACTCGGAGTCGAGCATCAGGGCATCCGTAGAACGCATGAAGCGGTCAGGAACGATGCTGATGAGACCGAAGTCCGAGAGGTATGCGCCAGCGGCAGCCACGATAGTCGTTGGCTCTGCGCCGGTCACATAACGCTGCTGTGCAACACCAGCAAAACCAGACACAGTTGCCTTGAGTCCGGGAGGAACAACCAACATTTTCGGTGTGCCGCCGTCTTCAAAGATTTGCTGTGCTACGTCCTTAAGCATGGACTCAAGGAATGTACGGGTTGTGGTGTCTGAACGAATGTCAGAACCGTCGCCAGTTGGGTTTGTGCCAGCCGAACCCTTGGATACGTTGCTGGTGATGTAAGAAAGGAGTGAACCCAGCTTACGCGCACCAGAAGTGGCCGTACCGTTGGTCTTGGCTTGGTTAGCCGTGATGATTGTCTCGATGTCGCGCTTGATTTCGGAAGCGGCTTTAGCCAACTGGTAAGCCTTCTCAGACTTACGGCCAGCCTTGTCTACTGCCTCAAGCGTGCCCGAAACCTGAACGGTCTTACCAACGATTTGCGTGAAGTTGCCAACACGGGTCGTGGGAGCCAACGAGGAAGCGGCTGCGTCATCACCTTCGATGAGGGCGTTAGCAGTCGTAGCGGCGGCCAATGCATCGGTCTGCCACTCGTGGTTGGTTTGGGTAGCCTTGGACTTGCCGATGGACGACATGATAGGCGTGTCGGTGGGGCTGATGTCATAAATGACGTTTGCTAAGTCTTCGCGGACACCAATCGAGGTGTACCGCAGGTAGGTATTTGAGGGTACTGACATTTAATTCTCCTTAGAGGAATCGTTCAAATAGAGCCGCCGCGTCTCGCGGGCGACCAGATTGTTTAAGTTGCTTGGTCAATTTCTTGACCGCCTCTCCGTCCTTATCAAGGCGTTGAGAGCCGACCCCAGGTGCTAATGACTTGGGAGCCTCTGCCACTCTTTTGGAGACGGCAGGTTTTGACTTCTGCAATTTTTCGTATTGCATAGCCCGATACAGAGTCAGGACGGCGCGGTGGTCGTACACCTGCGACAACTCTTGGTCTGTCCATCCTATCGACTTGGCGTAATCTTTTATCTCCTTGCGGATAACCTCGCCCTTTACCTCGTCACCAAAGTCAGGGATGGCAGAACGTAGACGTTCGGTTTCCTGATTGATATGAGATTTAAGCCTCTCCTGATGCTCGGAGGCTTGTCTGGCTTGGAGTGATTCGCGTTCGGCGCGGACAGCTTGAAGTTGCTTATCGCGTTCCATGTTCTCTGCCATCTTGACCGCGTACCCAATAGGGTCTTGGTCTTTTAAGGCAGTCAGGTCTTCCGTAGGCTGTGTCAA